ACCTAGTCAATAAAATACGACCAGCTTGGGTATCATCAGCAATCAACGGCTGATACGGAGTACCAGAAGCTTGCGCTTTAATATATGTTCCAGACCCAGTACCATGGTACTGTTGACCAACAAGAAAATTGACATCATTTGTGTCAATAGCATCGGTACCTCCTTCATTAGGAGTACGATTCTGAATCTTCAAACGAGATTTAGTAGTGTAACTAAGAGTAACACCATCAAGATAAAATGTACGCTTAAGTCCAACAGTTGGAAGAATATCAATACTGTACGGACGCAGCGAAGGATCACTATCCATAACAGGCATAAGTAAATTGGCAAAAGAAGTAGCAATAAAATCAAAAGAATTAGAGGCTGTATACGGAACAACAAAATTCGAAGTTACAGACGCAGATGGACTAGTATAATAGAAAAACTGGAAGCTACCAGCATGGCCAACACCATCAGCAAAAGTACGATTAAAAACTCCAAGACGAGCAAATGCTGCCTTGACTATAGCACGAATTCCTTGAAGGAAAACAACTTTCGCAGGCATATCCGCATGACCAATATAAACAACCTCCGGATTATCAGCAGCAACGCCGGTAACACCAGACTTCTCCAAAATGAGCGAAACACCATACTTAGAATGGTCGACCGGTTTGATGCGGAGGCGTCTGGATTTTGGACGAGATTTACCAGAACGACGACCACTCCGGCGAGAACGACGGGAACCACGTCGCGAACGACGAAACCTACGGTTAGGTGGTGGCGGTGGCCGACCACCAACACGAATACTGCCACCACGACCAGAAGGAGCTGACACAGGGGCTCGAGATGAAGGTCCAGATCCAGTACCTGTCAAATGAATAATTTTAGGTCCTTGTTCATATGAGCCCTTTGGTCCTTTCCAGAACCAACCCATTTTAAATTATTTACCTGAAGAAGAATGTTGACCACGGTTCCGCACCATAAATCGTCCTGGTGGTTGTGAATTAAGCGGATTACTTCTATAATCCCGCACCATATTATAAACACCACCAGGAAAGCGAGAACCTAATTGTACCAACTGCCCAGCAGCATCATACACAAAAGCAGGATTGTTATACGCAGCACCTGCTACTGCACCAACAACAGGTGCAACAAGCTGAGGAGGAGTAGGCGGAAAACGAACAAGTTCACGTCCAGAAGACATTAATATAATAAAGTGAAAAGAAAAGAATACTAGACACTGGCAGTTCATTTAATTCTGCCTAGTGCCTAGTCGCTGTAGTAAGTAATACTGGCTAGGCACCTAGCGTCTTACTACAGCTTAAATCCCGTGGACAGGACGGCCTTTCAGGCCTGGAGTACCCCCCTCCACGCATATTCGCCGCGAGCAAAGCTCGCTATGTGCGGCAGCAAGCTGCCTGGCGAATTGCTCGTTCCCCCCATTAACATGGGGGGCCGATTAGGACTATAGTAGTATCCTGGTTTTGAGTAGTCGCCTAACCTACCTAATTCCGCCTATTCGGCGGCTCATACGCTTCGCTTCACGCCTAACCTACCTAAGACCTAACCTACCTAACCGTGACCTTCGGTCACGGACCGTGAGAAAGTGGCGTGAGAAAGTCATAATACATCATCAATAAGTCAGTAAGGGGTACCCCTTGCTTACGCAAGCAACTGCGCCTCACTGTCTATAAAAGGGCGATTTTCGCAACACATTTTCATTCCTCAAAATGGAATGCAAAAAGCTCTCTACTGGTTGCTCACAATCCCCCATCACCACTTCGTGCCTTGGAAGCCCGCCGAAGTACAATACATCAAAGGTCAACTCGAGTCCGGTAGCGAATCCGGTTATCTACACTGGCAACTCTTTGTTGTCCTCGACAAGCAAGGAAGACTGGGAAACATTAAAAAGATATTCGGCGAGTCCGTGCATGCAGAAAGAACAAAATCCTCCGCAGCAGAATCCTATGTATGGAAGGAAGAAACTGCGATCGCTGGGACCCGTTTCGAATTGGGACAACGCAAATGTAACAGGAACAGTGCTAAGGATTGGGCCGACATCAGACAAAAAGCAATCGAAGGGAACCTCGAAGAAATTCCTCCAGATGTATACGTACGAAGTTATCACGCACTCAAGAGAATCAGCGTGGACCATGCACGGCCAAATATACGAGAAGTTCGGTGCAGAGTGTTTATTGGGGCTACCGGTTGTGGAAAGTCTCACACTGCATGGGCAGAAGCCGGTCTGGACGCTTACCCAAAAGATCCTCTCACCAAATTTTGGGATGGTTACCAGGGCCATGAAAACGTGGTTATTGACGAATTCAGAGGAATTGTCAGTATCTCCCATCTCCTCAGATGGTTGGATAAGTATCCAATGTTGGTGGAAATCAAAGGAAGCTCCGCAGTTCTCAAAGCTCGAAACTTTTGGATCACCAGCAATCTCCACCCACGGGAGTGGTACCCCGAACTCGACATGAAAACATACGAAGCGCTGGAACGCAGAATGGAAATAATTGAAATGAACACGAGATATCAATAAATTTATTTAAATCTCCATGTATATAGGCTGAGTACGAATATTGTTCCTATAAGTACAGGAACAGCCCATTTGCAACTCAACCTCATAAGCAATCTGAACTTTGACTGCAGCATCATCATCAATAAACTTCTGCAGACCAAAGAAAGAAAACTTCCCTAAAGTAGACAAAGAATAAGTCTGAGTATTGATCTCCTTCAGAAAAGCATCTATCATCGCAGAAAACGAGATTTTGCGAGTGGTAGATAAAGAACTATACTTCGTTGCACCTGGTGCAAACTTAGAAATAGAATTACGTGACTTCACACGAGTAAACATCTTAGTCGTCTCGGGAGGATGATTCAAAAAAGAATTAGTGCCTGCAACATTATCAGACCTAGTCAATAAAATACGACCAGCTTGGGTATCATCAGCAATCAACGGCTGATACGGAGTACCAGAAGCTTGCGCTTTAATATATGTTCCAGACCCAGTACCATGGTACTGTTGACCAAC